AGTGGACCTAGTTACTGGGGAATTAGTCGTATCCAGCCACGCGCCCCCTGCCACAAGCTATGCCTTCAACCATGCGCAGGCGCTTTACATTTGCCAACTCGTACGTGAGGGTAAGACACTATCCCAAGCATCAGCCGAGCCAGGAATGCCGGAGCTGGCGGTTATCATGCACTGGGCACGTCGGGACAAGATGTTTGCTGAGGAGTTGAAACTAGCTCGCAGGGACAGGGCACACATATTCCACGACAAGGTACTCGCGCTGGCGGAAGCGGCGCAGGGCGCACATAAAGACCATGTACCTGGATATGCCCTAGCGATGAAGGGCTATCAATGGGCAGCAGAGAAGGCAGCGCCGGATGAGTTTGGAAACAAGGTCACGCATGAGGGCAGTACAGAGAAGCCTATTGTTATGCGCGTGATAAACACAGGTATAACACGAGACATCAAGCCTCAAATAGTTGAGGTGATAGAAAAGGGGAACGACCATGTTCAGCAGCAAGCAAGAGCAGAAGCCAGCACCAGAGAAGATGAAGAAGGTGAAGGCGAGACTGATTAACGAAGAGGGTGACCTCGTTATGGGAGTCATCGAAGTACCTATGTCTGACCCACGCCCAGAGTACGATGGAAGCCCCCTAGGCAGCCGTCAGGACGTACAGGTGGGCAATCCACATGGCGACAAGAACGACGCGGTTAAAGGCGTATTCTAAGCGTGAAGCGATACCCTTCGTCCGCGCTCGATATATCCCCAGATGATATAGACATCTCGCAGGAGGGGATTGAGGAGATACGCATTCCGTACACTCCTCGCCCCTTCCAGGCGACGCTACATCAGGCATTGGAGCGATTCAATGTACTGATCTGCCACAGACGTTTCGGTAAGACTGTCTTTGCCATCATGGAGATGATTGATCGCGGACTGAGGAACGATTTGCAGAATCCGCAATACGCATACATCGCACCGACCTATGGACAGGCGAAGCGAGTAGCGTGGGAGTACTTGAAGTATTACTGTTCATTCATACCAGGAGCGAAGGCGAATGAGGCTGATCTACGTGTTGACATATATCGTGATCGTCCTGATGGAACCAAGGATAAGATTCGCTTTATGCTCTTGGGTGCAGAGAACCCCGACTCACTACGAGGTATCTACCTGGACGGCTGTATATTGGACGAGTACGCGCAGTGCCCTCCGGCTCTTTGGGGGGAGACTATCCGACCTGCACTCTCAGATAGAAAAGGATGGGCGATATTTATTGGGACTCCGAAAGGACAGAACCACTTTTTCGAGATGTACGAAGCGGCGCAAAGGCTTATGGCGGACGGGAAGAGGTGGTATGCCGCTGTCTACAAAGCGTCGGACACAGGTGTCCTAGACGACGATGAACTAGACGATGCACGAGCCACCATGTCACCGGAGGAGTACGAGCAGGAATACGAGTGTTCGTTCTCCGCCGCACTTAAGGGAGCGTACTATGGGCAATACATGCGCCAGATGGAGGACGAGGGCCGTATTAGAGACTTTGCTATTGACCGCACTGTGCCTGTTCGTACTGCGTGGGATTTGGGTATCTCTGATTCAATGGCTATTTGGTGCTACCAGATTGTTGGCTCAGAGATTCACGTCATTGATTACATCGAGGATTCGGGCAAAGGACTAGAGTTCTACGTGGAGCAGTTGCAGCGGAAGGGGTACCTTTACGACTTGACTGGACACACGCTTCCCCATGACGGCGCAGCCAGAGAGCTGGGGACTGGGAAGACACGACAGGAGAAGCTACAGGAGTTGGGCTTCCACTGTAACATACTTGAGCGATACAGTGTGGCTGATGGTATCCATGCGGCTAGACAGTTGCTACAGAAGCCGAAGCTGTTCATCCATAAGACAAACTGCCAGCGTGGCGTGACCTGCCTTAAGAATTACACAAGAAAGTGGGATAGGGCGAAGGGTCAATTCTTAGACACCCCGAACCATAACTGGGCTTCCCATGGAGCTGATGCCTTCAGATATCTTTCTCTTGACTTGAACGACCCACAGAGTAGCATGTATAATAGAGTGGCACCACAGCATCGCGAAGCGGTGCGAGACTACGATGAGTTTGGGAGCTGGTAATGAACCTATTCAACAACCGCGTCTTCTCGATGGAAGGCTACGACTTGAACTTAAACCAGGCGCTATTGATCGCTGCTACAGGCGGTCTTGCGGCTGCTCCCATTATGATGAAGCAGAACGCACAGAACCAGGTAGCTCAGCAGGAGAAGGCGTTTAAGCAAGCCGAGGCACAGGCAGCACAGAATCAGAACGCGTTGGTCAAGCAGACCTTTGAGAAGCGCAAGCAGATGGCTGGGCTGGGTGACGGATGGGGACTTGAGTCTCCGTCTGGTAATCAGGCGAGTCAGTCAGGAGCGATACTGACATCACTGGGCGACGTTAACGCACAATCACTATTAGGATAAATCATGGAAGGATTGACGGACGCACAGAAGGTTATTCGTGAGTACGACCGCCGCAAAGGTGAGCGCGTAAACTGGGACGAATACTGGGAAGACCTGGCGGAGTATTTCCTTCCGAACAAAGACAACGTATACGGATACAAGCTCCAGGGTGAGCGCAAGCACAATCAGCTGTACGATTCAACTTCGATCATGGCATTGGAGATGTTGGCATCATCTTTGCATGGGATGCTAACAAACCTAGTTCAGTTTGGTTTGGTCTATCTACAGGCGACGCGAAGCTGGACAATAACAAGAACGTGATGGCGTACCTTCAGAAGTGTACGAACATCATGATCGACACATTCAACCAATCAAACTTTCAAGAAGAGATTCATGAAACATATATGGACCTTGGTGGTATCGGTACTACAGTACTTGCCATTGAGGAGGACGATGAGACGGATGTTCGTTTCCGTTCCGAGCCGATCTACGACAGCTACGTCGCGGAGAACCACAAGGGAGTAATCGACACGCGCTATACGTGTTTGAAGTACACTCTCCGTCAGATCAGACAGAAGTTTGGTGACACTGTATTTAAGGCGCATCCAGACCTGAATCAGATGTTGGCAGACAAACCAGATGAGCATATCGAGGAAGTGATCTACAAGATCGCTCCTAAGAATGGAATTGATGGGAAGTGGGAAGCGGTCTATGTGCTTCGTAAGCATGAGATCGTTCTTCGTAAGGCTACCTACAACAGCTGGCCGTACGCCATTCCTCGTTGGTCTAAGATCAACACCGAGGTCTATGGTCGCGCTCCTTCGATGAAGTGTCTTCCAGATGTGAAGATGCTGAACGCTGTGATGAAGACGACTATTCGTGGGATGCAGAAGGTGGTTGACCCGCCTCTGATGGTTCCAGACAACGGCTTCCTATTGCCTATTAAGACTACCCCAGGTGGAACGAACTTCTACCGCACTGGTATGAAGGACCGCATCGAGCCGTTCCCAACGACAGCACGTCCCGATATTGGGCTAGACTTCATTGAGAACGTTCGTACGCGTATTCGCGAACACTTCTTCTGGGAGCAGTTGCAGCTGATTCAACAGCGTGACATGACCGCTACTGAGGTTATGCAGCGTACGGATGAGCGTCTCCGCTTCTTGGGTCCAGTACTTGGTCGTCTCAATAACGAACTCCTTCGCCCGATTATTGATCGCGTGTTCGATATCCTTGAGCGCCGTGGACGCTTCCCTAAGCCACCACAGGAGCTGGCTGAGAAGTCGAACCTTAAGATTGTCTACACGTCTCAGATCGCTCGTGCCCAGCGCACAGCTGAAGCCAACACACTTAACAAAGTGTTCCAGGCAATGGGACCACTTCTTCAAGTTCACCCTGACGTATTTGATAACGTCAATTCGGATGGGGTGTTCCAGTATCACGCAAGGAACTTCGGCGTACCTGAGGAGATGATTAATGCCCCAGATGGCGTTGAGCAAATCCGTAAGCAGAGAGCCGAGCAGCAGCAGGCAATGGCAGCTGCCCAGCAAGAAAACTTGACGGCTGATACACAAATGAAGAAAGCTAAAGCTAGTACACAAGCTACATAAGGGGAACTATGGGGCTGTTTAGTAGAAGGGCAGATGAGTCTGCCAAAGTTATCAACGCCTATCGCAGGTTGTTCTCAACTGAAGATGGGCAGATTGTCTTGAAGGACTTAGCGCGTTCTTGTTTCATGAACCGCTCAGTAATCGGAAAGGATGCGAACGACACGTACTTCAATGAAGGTGCGCGGTCTGTTATCCTCCGTATATTCGAGACAAGTGAAATGAGCACTCAACAAGTCGATGCTCTCGTCAAGCGTATGCGCGAAGAGGACAGAGACGTATTCATGGCAGATTAAAGGGGAACAGTATGAGAAAATGGATGTTACAAAATGGACTCGGAGACGTTGACGGCGGAGACGCTGGAGCAGGAGGAGTAGGTGAACAAGGCGGAACTTCTGGCGGTGCTCCTGGCGGCACTGGCGGTGATACTAATACAGGAACTGGTGGGGATACTGGGG